TTTACTTTCATAGTAGTTTGGACTATGTTCAAGGAACAGGTAAAGCTGCTGTCGGGTCTGTTACATTTCCCGCTGTTACTCGTACAGTAGTGTCTTGGTCTACTAGCAGCAGTTGCTTTGGACTATGTTAGGAGATACCCATGCCATCAGTTACAATTCCAAAAATGGATATTCATTATGCAAACGTAGGCAAGTCTCCTGTCGGTGAACCCGAAGCTATGCTTCTTAAAATTGACGGTGTTAGTTACTCTAACTTTTTTGCAAAAGATACAGGCAGCTATCAAAGATTTTTATTTCCAGTTTATAACTCTGCTACCGATTACCTACAAGTTGCTTGCTTAACCGTTACTTACAATGGAGACGCTCCTGCAGAAACTTTTAATAACATCGAGGTAATTACACTTGGTTGATCGAGTTTTTATTAGTGATAATACATTTATTACGCGCAATGCTAATAATAATATCACATTTTCAGCAGATAGGTATTACGTAAAAAATGATCCTAACGGAAGTTTCTTTCTAGGAGGTGTTACAACAACTCCCGTTCTAGTTGGCAGAACTAGTGGAGAAGGTACGCCATCTCCTTATACAAATATAGCAGGTTTTGTTATTGATCATAGCTTTAGTAGAACAGTCGTCAATGGATTAAACGTTTCTGGATTTAATTTCAATATACCTGTAAACACTACATCAGTAGCAGGTAAGGCTTTAGGTTTTCAAACTACTCAATCTCGATATATGTTTAGACCTGCGGATAATGGTAGTTATTATATTTATAATAACAGACAAAGAGTTACTTTGAATTATAGTCTTGATGGTACTTTTATTTTTTCGGATCCATTGTTGCTCGTGGTAATTTTGGTTTTTGATATGCAAGAAGTGGGTCCATATCAGCCTGTAGGCTCGCTAGGATGGTGCGCCAATAATTTTGCTGTATTAAACAATATTAATCAATTGAGAAAAGGCGGGACACTTACAGCAACTCCTTCTCATTCAAGCTACAATGAAATATCTCAAACTACCGATGGAGTTACATTTAGTTCGCCGCTTTCTCAATTCACAAGCCAACCGCTTACTATTCGGTATGACCCCCTTTGTGCAATAGGTAACCAAACAAATGTTGACTTAACGGTGACCCCATGACATTAAAAATTACAAGTAATAAGATCTATATCCAAAATACTTCTGGCTTAACTAAATTCGACAGTAATAATCATTTACTATATAGGTATGGTTACAAATCGGGTTCATTTGATTTAACAGGATCTAGTAATTATCAAACTCAATCTCTAGGTTTTACAATTAATGAAAAAGCTATTCCAGTAATTTACATTACAGTAACTTACGCAGCAGGATCTATCTTAAGCACGATGATTAATATTAGACTGCCGTTATCGGGAGCATTTCCCAGCCATTGGGAGGGTTTTGTTGAAAATTCTTCTGCTATTTCTCTACAAGAAAATCTAGAATTAGTGGCTGATGGTGATTATATCAAAGCAAGAATAAACCGCTACGATCCAAGAACTTTTGATAACATTTGCGGACCTGGCTCGAAGGCAGTATCTTTTAACTACGAAGTATTTGCTTACAAACATCAAGACATTTAAAGGAAAAGTTTTATGAATATTACAAACAAACAAATTACTGTTGACAGTATCAGTATTACTTCATTTCCTCCTAAGACAGTTGCTACTGTAACTATTCAGGATGAAATCGCAGAAAATATTTTTAAATCAGCAGGAACTTACACACTGACATTTGATCGTGTTTATCAAAATTCTGGTGACACTGAGCTACTTGCAGATATTGGCGAGATACTAGCGGGGCTTCCCGAATGACACCTATAATTACGCTTCTTGCGCCTATTATCGGCGATCTTCTTAACAAACTTATTCCCGATGCGGATAAGAAAAGTGATATTGAAAAAGAAGTTAAACTTGCCTTACTCGAACATTCTGACAGTATCGAAGCTATTCGCGGTCAAATAGTTCTAGCTGAAGCTAAATCAGAAAGCTGGCTTACTGCTACTTGGCGTCCACTGCTTATGATGGTTATTGTAACAATCATTGCAATGAACTATCTTCTTTTTCCACTAGCAGGTATCTTCTTTGGTGTAGAACTTATGATTGATCTTCCTGTTGAACTTTGGGATCTTCTCACTATTGGTGTTGGTGGCTACATTGTAGGTCGCTCTGGGGAAAAGATGATTGATAAGTGGAAAGAATAATGAAATTTTCTAGTTTAAACTTTAGTAGTATGTTTAAAAAGGAAGAGCCTATGCAAACTTATGATTGGAAATTTGGTACACGTTCTAAAAATAAACTAGAAGGCGTACACCCTGATCTTGTTGAAGTAGCTACTCTTGCACTAAGCTACAGCTCTGTAGACTTTGGTATCACTCAAGGTCTTCGGACAGAGGCAGAACAAAAAGCTTTACTAGCTTCAAAAAAGTCTCAAACTATGAAGTCTCGACACTTGACTGGACATGCGATTGATGTTGCTGCTTATGAAGGTGCAAATATCACTTGGAACTTTGACAAGTATATCGTTATCGCGGAAGCTGTTCGAAAAGCAGCTATCGAGAAAAATGTAGAAGTTGGTTGGGGTGCTGCTTGGCTACTTTCTTTGAATTATTACAATTCAGCAGAAGAAGCCTATAAAGCTTACGTTAATCAACGAAAGAAAGAGAATCGCAAGCCATTTATCGATGGTCCTCACTTTCAACTTTCTTGGAACAATTATCCTAAATAAATACCTGACCTTTAAGATACAATGCTATGAGACAGACTCTCAAGTCTGAATGTCTCTGCAGGGGTGTAGTTTATGTCACTGACACGGGGCTTTGCTTTACGCTGGTCGCTACACCCCACTTTAATACCTGACCTTTAAGAAGGAGGGGGAACCCCTTAGTATACTTTAAAGTATATTTAAAGACCCCTTATAGTATCTTTAAATGAATTTTTAAGTATATTATTGTTCTATTGAAATAATAAAAATAATGGAGTATGTTATGGCTCAAAAGAAAGACCCACGCCTAGAGCGTGCTGGAGTATCTGGCTACAATCAGCCTAAACGTACTCCTAATCATCCAACTAAATCTCATGTTGTTGTTGCTAAAGATGGCGATAAAGTCAAAGTTATTCGTTTTGGTGCGCAGGGCGTAAAAGGCTCTCCTAAAACAGCTAACGAATCTGATGCTAATCGAAGCCGCCGCGAAGCGTGGAAAGCACGACATGCTGAAAATATTAAAAAAGGCAAAATGAGCGCTGCTTATTGGGCTGATAAAGTAAAATGGTAAAGGAATAAACGATGGCACTTATCACTACTCCTGCTACCGCTGTTAAACGCTCTGTTGCCGAACCCAGCGATAGCTATCACTCCCTAAAGCCATTGTGGAAAAAGTCGAGAGCAGTTATTCAAGGTGAAGCTAACGTTAAAGCGCATGATGAAATCCTGCAATACGATTACACAAACCTTCTGCTTCCATTTTCTCCAACAATGACACAACAACAGTACGATTTTTATCGTGCTGAAGCTGAACTTCCTGGTTTGACATCCCAGTATTGTCGAGTACTTATTAGTGCTTTGCTTCGTAAAGACTCGCATCTTGACCTACCTGATGATCTGCCTGACGAAGCTTACGAGTGGATTAAAACTAACTTTACACTAGACGGTATGTCTTTGTTTAACTTCCTTGACAATGCTCTTTGGGAAGAACTTCAAACGTCTCGTGCTTGGGTATATGTTGACCACCCTAACGTTACTGAAGATGAGTATAATTCGATGAATCCTGAAGAGCGTCAAATGATTACTCCTTATCCTATCATTATTAACGCTGAGAATGTTATCAACATTCATACTAATACTCACCCTGTAACACGTCAAAGAACTCTTACACGGTTTATTACTCGTTATCTTGTTCAACGTTATACTTCTGATAACCCTTGGCATCCAACTTATATTGATACTGTTGCAGATCATTATCTTGATGAACAAGGTTATTTGACTATTGACATGTATGAAAAATACAATGCTACTAATGAAGTTAAAGTTTTGAATGGCGAAATTCGTCAAGATTACGAGAACTTTATTTCAGAAGATAAATACGAGCTTGTAAATACAATTACTCCGACTATGTTTGGTGAACGTATTAACCGAATTCCAGCTTGGCCTTTAAACGGTCAACTTGATCCTGTCGAGCCAGTTCTAATGCCCTTGGTTGATCGTGAGATTGCTTTGTATAACAAAGTATCCCGCCGCAACCACTTGCTTTATGGTGCTGCAACCTATACACCTGTTGTACAATCTGATATGACAGATGAAGAGTTCGATACTATTGTTTCTTCTGGTTTAGGTTCTTGGCTACGTGTTCGTAAAGATGAAAGTATTTCGGTTCTAGAAACACCTACTGCTGCCCTGAAAGATATGGAGCAGTCCATTAAAGCCACTGTTGAAGAAATGGCTAAAATGGGCATTCGTATGCTTTCTCCCGAAGCCGCAGCTTCTGGTGTTGCTCTTGAAATTCGCAACTCTGCTCAAACAGCACAACTAGGTACGCTGAATGCAAAAGTCTCGACTACTATGCGAGAAATTATTTCATTTATGCTTAACTGGAAGTACAACACAGACTATACTGGTAATGATATTGAATTCCAGATGTCTAATGACTTCTCGCCTGTTGTTGGTGGTGACGCAGCTATGCGGCTTGTTACAGAATGGTATGAAGGCGGTCTTATTAGCCGTTCGACATTCATCTCTATTGCGAAGTATAATGACTTCTTGCCAGCAGATTATGATGACGAAGAAGCATTGCAAGAGATTCAAACGGATCCTCTTACTCGCAAAACAAACGATAACGACATTATTATTGAACAATAATGTAGATATGGTGTCCTTGGCATGACTTTAAACTGCCTATGCTGGCTTAGCTCAGTTGGTAGAGCTACTGATTTGTAATCAGTGGGTCGGGAGTTCGAGTCTCTCAGCCAGCACCATTTTACACCTAACTACTCAATGGAGTACTAGATGACAACTATTAATGACAGAATTTTTGATCGAATTGTTGATCACATGGGAGATGTTCGCCTTTATGAAGAAGGTGTTCAACTTCAAAATCGGCGAATTCTTCAACGGCATCGAAAGCAGTTGAAGGATCTGCTGTCGGAGGATATCAAAGCAGACATTAAACGGGAGATGGCGCGTTTTGAGAAGGAACTCCTAGCCCACGGGGTTAGTAGCCTTAAAGAGTTCTCCACCGCACAGCTTGACTTTCATTCAGACAGTCTCTACAAAGAAGTACGTTCTTTTTATAAGGTTCAAAGACCTAGTACTAAAGAACTTCTGGCAGAGATTACTGGACCCAATATTAAGGGTGCAAAAGACATATCTACTAATATACGGAACATCTCTTCAGGAGAACTTACTCGTATTCAATCAAAGGTAAAGTATGGTCTTGCGCGTGGAATGTCACAAAAAGATATTATTGCTTCAGTTATGAAAACTACTAATCTAACTGAAAATCAAGTTAAAACATTAACTCGTACTGCTATTACTAGTACGCAGTCTGCTGCTTTAAGGAATGTTGCTGCACGTAACAAAGGAATTGTTTCTGGTTTTATGTTTACAGCTATTCTAGACGCTCGTACAAGCCCTATATGTTCTTATCATAATGGTAAGATTTATGAGGTTGATGACCAGCGTTTTGTTCCCCCATTGCACTGGAACTGCCGTTCTTCTATGGTACCAGTTATCAAGTCTAAAGATCAACTTCTTGAGACTGATGATGCAAGACTTAAAAAGCGTATAGTATCCAATATGGATCCTCAACAGCTTAACGGCCTTCCACCTGTAACTCTTAGTTTTGGTGAATGGCTAAAAAGACAAACTATGGAAATTCAAGCTAAGATGCTTGGCTCTGAAGATGCTGCAAACATGTTCAGGCAAGGTAAACTAAAAGCTAGTGAATTCATTACTCCCAAAGGTAAGGCGCTTACAATTCAAGCCTTGCGGAATAGAGCAGCTAATGCTACTACTGTATTTAAACCTAAACAACAGGTTCGCAGTGAAGGTATTAGAGTTCAAGCAACGACACCTAATCAACTACTTAATAATCCTAAACACAAAGAAGACTTGCGTCAGCTTTTCTTGCTTGATGCGAGTGACTATAATCAATCTTTGTCTTTAACCGATTATAAAGGTACGTCCCTTGTTGGTAAACAAGAGTCTAGACGAAGGGTTGGTAATCAGTTTGATGAACGAAACTTTAGCGCAGATCCTATTACAGGTGAAGTGCGTAACAATAATATTTATGATCCTGATTTTAATCTGTATCAAGAACGTCTTGATTTTATGCGTAATTCTAAACTGCTTTCTTCAGAGCAAAAGAGCTTTATTGAAAATGCAGTAGCAGGTCTAGATGATAAGATTTCAGTAAATCAACAAACAGTTATGATTGAAAACCTTCGTGTTGTTTTCGAACGTTATGCTAAAGATAAAATGAAGTGGGGCGATCTTACTTCTGTTATTCGTGCTGAGAATAGGTTTGCTGTACAGAACGTTTCACGACTTCTGGATACACGTTCTCGGCAACGTGTGGATACCTTCTCTAAGTATCTAACAGACTCTAAAACAGATATGCCTAAAATTCAGATTATGGGTAAATACTATGATCTTGATCAGCTAAACGAAATGTATCTAAAAGACACTCGTTTTGTAGACTCTTGGGAAAGTACTGCAGGTGTTAATCTTGCTAGGAAAGCTTTCTTTAAAGGCCGTGCGCCTATTATTAACTATTTTAGGCCAATTCTTGATCAGCTACCTGATCGTAAGACTTACATCGATCGTTTGTTATTAAGAGATACCTTGCTTTACAAGCGTTATAAACAATTTAAAAGCTTGTTTAAAGACAAAGAACCAACTGATGACTGGTGGATTCGTAACACTGCAAGAGGTCGGGAAACTATTCGTAGTATTTTGGATTTAGAGTTCTTGAACCTTCGGAAGAAACCTACTACTATTGTTATGAATGACAAAGGAACTAAAGCATTAACTAGCGCAGCTAAACTTGTTGCATCAGGAGACGCTACTGACTATGACACACTTGCTATTAACATCGGAAAGATGCTTAGTAAGGAGTTTGAAGACTTAATTCCATTTATGAAGAATGACTTAAAATCTTATCACAAAGAGGGATCTAAATTCCTTGACTTTATGAAAGATCAAGGTCTTATTCGTATTCAATTTCGAGGTAAAACTCGAAGAGGTGTTATTGATGTAGAAACAGGTCGTGCAGGAGGTGCATGGGGTGATACTATTAGCCGAGAAGTTACAGTTATCAATAAAGATATGCTTAAGCTTCAAGAGGCAAGTCGCCGTATGACTATTGCTCGTCGTTTAGGAAACGTTTCAGATCGTGATCGTCTTTATGTTAAGGCAGGTAAGAAAACTTACTTTGATGCTAGAGGTAAAGACACGGGTGTTCCTATTGTGTCTCGTGATAAATTTCCTGATTATGATCCTAAACAGATTGACTCTGAAATGGCTAATATGATGAATCATGTGATGAATGTCGAATACAGCGTAGACAAAGAGTTCTTTGGTTTTATGGATGACATTGTTAGGTTTAGAGACCCTCGTGGTAACTCTAAATACTATGACAGTATCAATGAGCTGCGGCATGAAATTCTTAACCGTGGTGAAGCAGGTTATGGTCTTATGGCTACAGCTAAATATCATGCTATTCGTGGCAAGAATTTTAAGACATATGCCTTTATCGATTCTCGTGGTCGTGTTTATCATCGTGGATATCTGACACCGACAGGTGGTGAGCTAGTCCGTCCTTTCCTAAACTCAGGTAAAGCTGTTAATATCGATGCGGCTGCTGTGTATGAACTTCGTACTCAAATTGGTGCTTTAATAGGTCCAGGTACAGAGGCACTTACTCAAGCTGGACGTCAAGCAATCTTTGGTCGTAATAGAGAGAAGATTCTTGATTTAGGTAATCTGATGATGCAAACAACTCAAAGAGATCGTAGACTTCGTGAGTTTCTTGAACACCCCCTTATTAGAGGCTTAGAAGGTCCAGAAGTACCAAAGATGGCTCGTATGGCACTTGAGTACGCTCGTATTCATAAGCATGTAGATGGTGATTTTAATAACCTTAAAAAGCTTAACACATACAAAACTCAGCTTATGATTGAGAACGATGCGTCGTCATCAGGTGCTCAAATTATTGGATTGTCTACGGGCGATAGGGCTATTTCGGAAGCTTCTAATGTTCTTGCAACTACTCAGAAGAACCGTTTGTATGACCTTGTTGCTATGGATACTGTTAACGATCCAGAATTTTTGAAAATACCTGCCCTTAGAGATGCTAACCTAACTTGGGAAGATCTTGCTAAAGGTGCTAAGGCGCAAAACATGGTAAGCTTCTACGGTGCTGGCGATGC